AATAGTAATCCTAGTTTAGCACTTAATTCTAACTTTGATTTACTGGTATCTAAATGTAGAGGTGTAACCCCTGCAAGAGATAACACTAGACCTGCTGACTCACAAAGTTTATGGGATGATTTAAAAGATGAATATAAAAAAGAGAACCCTGACGTCAAATTAATGAATGATAAGCTTATAGGGGATAAAAAAAGCAAATTGAAAATACCTCCAGAAGGGTATATACTACCTCTACCAAAACCAAAAGATGAGTAAGAAACCTTTAACAATATCAGAAGAAGCCAAAGTGCAGATGCCGATGAAGACGGTCGCCTCCCTGATTTGCATGGTCGCGATTGGCACTTGGGCTTATTTTGGAATTAATGAGAAGCTCAATCAACACAGCACAAAATTAGAGTTGTTTGAAAAAGATTTACAACACAACACAGAGTTTAGAATCAAATACCCGCGTGGAGAATTAGGTCAATCTTCCGGGGAGGCCGAGCTTTTCATGCTCGTGGAACATATGGCAGGTTTAATTGAGTCTATGGATGAAGAACTTAAGGGTATGAGAAATAATAAAATTAATATTGATTTTTTAAAAGAACAAGTATCTAAGCTACAAGAAGATGTAGAAAAATTAATTAGAAACGGCAATGGAGCACACTAATGATAGAAATGGTATTCGCACTTTTACTTCTGCAAGATCATAAAATTATAGAGCATCGTTATCACGAGACATTATCACAATGTATGAGGGCTAGACGTTATGCTATGAAGGATAGAAATCCTGATGATAGAGTAGTTTTTAAATGCATTCAATCTAAGGCTAACGTAGAAATATATATGGGTGATAAAAAAATTACTTCATTAATATTAGAGTAATGCAAAAAAGAAATAAGGCACGCAATCCTATTGCAAAACAACTTAGACATTTTAAACAAAAAGTGTTAAAGAATAAAAAGAAATATGACAGAAATAAAAAACTTAATTCTTCCGAACTACGGGATTATTAGAACTAAAGTACCTACTGATCTTTTAAAGTTTTTACAAAAAGAAAGTAACAACAAACGTAATTTAAAAAAATTTGTATCAGGTATAACTAAAACAGAAGCTGGTGACAGACCTGGCGTAGCTAAACACCTATACGTTTCTGATGAAGGAACAGAAAAATTACAAAAATATATTGACACATTGATTGTTGAATACAATAAACTTTATCCTAATTACTTTCAAAACATAGAAGTATTAAATAAAAGTTGCCCATTATGGTTAGGAAAACCTTGGTTTAATTATCAGAAAAAAAATGAATATATCCCTTTACACGCACACGAAGGTATACTATCGTATAGTATATGGATTCAGGTTCCCAAAGGCTGTGATACTATTTATGAATGGAGTTATGGTACAGTCATTGGTAAACACGAGAGGTCTCGAATGAATATAACACATGAACACGAAGGTGAAATAGTATTGTTCCCAGCACCACTGCATCATTCAGTGTACCCTTTTACTGAATCTAATAAAACAAGGATATCAATTGCAGGGAATATATTTTTAAAAGTAGACAACAGCAGAATTTAACATGAATCTTTCACGTAATTTTACTCTTTCAGAGTTAACTAAATCAGATACTGCCATCAGGAAAGGCATTAATAATAATCCTAACGCAGAGCAAATAGAAAAATTAAAAGCTTTATGCGAAAATATCCTACAGCCAGTACGGGACCATTTCGGTAGAGTAAAGATAACTAGCGGATTCCGTAGCGTAGAGTTATGTATGGCTATTGGTAGCTCTGTAAATTCACAGCACGCCAAGGCCGAGGCCGCAGACTTCGAATGTGTTGGCGTAGACAACGCTGAACTTTTTGATTGGATTAAAAATAATCTTTCACCAGATCAATTGATCCTCGAGTTTTACACTCCAGGCGAACCTAATTCGGGGTGGATACATTGCTCATGGGTTGAAGGAACACCAAGAGCATCACACATGTGGGCTTATAAATCAGAAGGTAAAACAAAATACAAACCTATGCTAGGTTCAGCAAAAGAACTAGTATGACCTTTAAGGCAATAAAACTATTTAACAAGATTGATACTGTGTCAGGCCATTGTGAATACTGTGGTTATGAAACAATTTTAGTTGCAATCGTAGATGAATTTTATAGATGCACACACTGCGGGGAAGATACGAAACAATATATCAATGGAAGCATTAGATATTTAAAACTTACGAATGAGGAGAAGGCATGGGCAAAAAGTCAACATTCGGAGTAAATACTTACCGAGAACGATCAAGAAAGAAAATAGGAAGACACAAAAAAAGGATGAACAAACATGAGAAAAAAAATTATAAGTCCTACCGTGGTCAGGGGCGTTAGAGAATTAGATAGATTATCTAATTTATATTATAAGTCACGAGACGAAAAACACCGCGAAGAATGGTTTTCATTGGTAAAGAAGTTGTCTCTTCTTCTACCTTCGGTTTCGGAAGTGGAACAAGAACCTTCTCGCAAGAGAACTTAGGATAGAGTGCATTATTTACTACATCTTGTTCTGAGAAATCTCCTTGATACAATATCTCGTATGATTCACTTAACCCATTTCGGACACAATCGTAGTAATCTGATTGTTCTTTGGGGTAATCTGGGTGGGTATAGCATTTTCCTGCTACCACTGAACATATGTATATTGTTAATAAAAATTTCATTGACACCTACTTGTAAAAATTATATATAATCCTATATGATTGTATAAATAGAAAGGATACAACAAATGACAGACATAAGCAAATACAAAAGTCTCGCAGTCGATCATGCCTGCTATGATAAGATTGATAAGCTGACCAAGATACTGGCACCAGGAGTCACTCTATCTAGAGCACAAGTTATACGAATGTTAGTAGACAAAGAAAGTAAAAAGTTAAATGGCAAATCAAAATCTATTTCCAAAAGCTCTTGATAATGGAGAGCTAAAAGATCCTTTACGATCTTTGTGGAGGAATGTTTTGATAGTTGCATTAGAAGATGCAGTAGGGAGACACTGGCGTAATAAAAGTTATGGGTCACCCGGAAACAATTTATTTATGAGATCGGCAAGAGAATATTTTACTGAACCAAATAGAGACTTTGCTCTCGTTTGCCAGTATGCTGGCTTTGATCATGAATATATTAGAATGAAAGCTAGAAAATTTTTTGATGAAAGGATGAAGTATGAAAAAAATATGTAGTGTATGTAATGGTAACGGATTCGTTCGTATACCATACGATCAAGCAAGGGAAGAACAATGGGCCGATTGTACTTTCTGTAATAACCAAGGCGAAATAGAGGAGGACGAAGATGATACTGTTCAAGGGGAAACTAACCATTAACAATAAAAAATGGAAACAACAATTAGGAGTTTGGACTTTGTATTACAGAACTGAAATCATTTACACTGTAATGGGTTTTATAGTTGGATTTATAGTAGGAGTAATAATATGAAGAGAGCAATCCTAGAGGCATTAGAAGCAAAATATCAAGCGGACATAGCTCACGCAGATGCAACATTAAAAATATATTTAGAAAATTCTGTTGGTATCGGTGAACATCCACAACACATTGAAGAGTGTGATAAGTTAGTTAATAAGATTGCAGAAGCACAAGATAAATTAGATGTGTTAAAATCATTCGAACCAGAAGCAAAACTATTATGATAAAATTTAAAAATAGAAAAGGACGAGCTCCAGGTGTCAAAAAATGCTACGCGCTAAACACCTCTGGAGGTTACATATGTGAGACCTTAAGTGGCAACTTGCAGTATTCGAGCCTTTGCTCTCTTGGGAGTACGTGCACGGAAACCAGGAGGGTTGTATGATTAGTGGCGACAGCGTAGAATATAAATTGCTAGCCAAATGGACAGATCAATTGGATGTCATGTCCAAAGATTTTGTTACCACAGTTGAAATAGGAGTTAGAGAAGGTTATGGCTCACATATAATCTGTGACTTAATTAAAGGACCACATGTACATATTGGTATCGATCCATGGGGAGATATTAAATACAAACACCTAGACGACGTTGAAGGACATGTTAAATACTGGACAGATGATGTTGGTAATATGCTGAAAGATGAGAAAGGTAAACCTATCTCTCCTACTTATCCTAATTCAATGAAAGATACTTTTTTAAAAAATTTTAAATACCATGAGAAAACAGTCCTATTCCAATTAGAAGATACAGAATACATGAATGCTTTCGGCAATGGTGTACCCATTTATTACAATGGAAAAAAGAAATTAGTAAACCAATATGATTTAGTAGTCTTCGATGGACCTCATACAACAGAGACTGTAATGAGAGAAGCTACCTGGTTTGCCAATAGAAGTCGTAAGGGAACGCGTTTTATATTTGATGACATCGATACTTATCGAATGGATCTGATAGCACACGCATTAACTTTCGATGGATTTAAAACAATAGAATCGGGAGAATCAAAAATATGCTTGGAGAAACAGACATAGCCTACATAGCTGGGTTATTTGATGGCGAAGGTAGTATTCATTTTAAACGAGCGCCAGAAAAGAAAAAGAAACATAGAGGAAAACCTGGGTATAGATGGTCAAATAGTTTAAGACTATCTATGGAAATAACAATGACCGATCAATCTGTATTGATGTGGGTCCATGAAATATTAGGTTGTGGTACACTTACAAAGAAACCACGCAAAGGTAGACGCGTTGATGGTACAAAATATTTAATGCAATACCGATGGCGATGTACATTTAGAGACGCGTATTACGTGTGTCTATTACTGTGGCCCTTCGCCCACACAAAATTAGAAAAAATACAACAAGTCATAGATCATTATTCGAATGAGAAAACTAAGAACGTAGTTAACTTAGATGACTGGAGAAGAAAGGCGGCCCTATGAAATTTAACTATATTACGACACCCGACGTTGCTAGAGTAGAAGTAGATGGAATGCGAAGGTATCGATGGGGAGAGAAGCTTCCCTCTGTTACGACTATCCTATCCGCAGTTCCTGACCAATCGAAGTCAATAGCCCTTGCGAGATGGCGTGAACGCGTCGGAGAAGAGGAGGCCGAACGTATTAAGAATACTGCGGCTGTACGAGGTACAATTATGCATAGGATTCTTGAAGGTGAGATGACAGGTCAACGTCATGCGGATCTAACAACGTTAGGTCAAGAAGCAGGCATCCTGGCTCAGGCCATCATTGATCATGGATTCTTAAAAAATTTGAATGAGGTTTGGGGGAATGAGATAATGTTAGCTTACGAAGGACTATACGCTGGCACAGCCGATGTTGTAGGAGTCTATAAAAATCAAGAATGTATAATTGATTTCAAACAATCTAATAACCCTAAGAAAAAGTCTCAATGTGAGGATTACTTTAACCAAGCGGCGGCTTATGCGATGGCCCATAACGATATGTATGGTACGACTATTAATGCTGGGCTAGTGTTGGTTAGTGTAATGGGTGGAGAGATACAAGAATTCTGGCTAAAACCTGACGAATTTAAGGCGAGATGCCACAATTGGTTAAGAAAAGTAGATACTTACTGGAGATATCACGTACCAAGCCCCCAGCCCCAGGCACCAAGGGCCAGCGATGTATTGAGACCAGGCGACTTTGAGGAGTTTGAATGTCCAAGCTTCTGAGGCGTCCCATAGTATATTTTCAAATCTTTTTTAAAAAAATAAAAATAAAAAAGATAAACATACCGGATCATTGTCTCAATGGCTTAAAAGTGTTGGTATGTCTAGCTAATGTACTGCCTCAAAGGTGTCTCAAAGGTGTCTCAAGGTGTCTCAAAATCCCAACGCGAGAGGATTCTTTTTGCCTTTTGCAAAAAGCAAAAATCCTGTAGAAAAACACTATGGTAGCCAAGAAAT